AGTACGTGCATCTGTTGTGTTAGACGCGCCAGTACCGCCATAAGATACAGCAATTGCGTTAGCTGCCCAATCACCTGTAGCAACCGTACCTACACCTGTAATACCAGTATAAGAACCAGTTAAACGGCCTGTTGGAAGCGTACCAGATGTAATGTTAGATGCGTTAGCTGTGTCTGTTGTTGCTGAAGGAGCTAAACCTGTAATGTCAGAAGCTGCTGGCTGTTCCCACACGGGCGCCTGACCTGCTGTGCCTGTACCAGTTTGGCTTAAAAACTTCTTAGTTGTTGTAGTATTTGGTGTTACTTTATCTAATTGTGTAGGGCTGTTTGCATAAAGCATTTCGCCTTGGGTGTAACTAGAAATACCTGTACCACCATTTGCAGTGCCTAATGTACCTGAAATAGCTGCGGATTGGTCAAGAGCAACAGAGTTCCATTCAACTTGAGTACCACCAGCATTAACTCTCAATGATTTATAGCCAGCACCGATTGGTAACTTAGACCATGTATCAGTGGCTGAACCGTATAACAAATCACCAGTAGCAACTGTGTTAGCGCCTGTGCCACCGTTTGTTGCAGCCACAGTACCTGTCAAGGAAATAGTTTGGCCAGTAACGTTGATTGGGCTTGTGCCTGTATAGTCGGCTGGCTGAGAGAAAAGTTCAAAATGAAGCGGTGTTGTGCCTACCGTTACGGTTCCTACCTGTGAAAAAATCCAAGAAGAACCGATGTTTGTACTTCCAGAAGTTATGTAAATGTAGGCGTTTGTAGATATATTGCCTGCTACGTACGTATCAAAATCCGTTGCACGTGTTAAAACCCACGGCGCACTACCGCTACCAGCCTCAGTTACATCATATATACCGTTGTACTGCGAGCTAACTTGATTTTTTATAAGAACGCGTATGCCATTATCTGTTGGGGATACAAGAGTTACACCGTCTATAACCAATGCTGCGTTAGCGTTTGCTGTGAGTGTTGCCCCAACTCCACTGGTACCGTTGTTATATGTTGGAGAATTAGGTAGGGCAGCTGCTGTAGCATAAACAGCTGAGTCGTGAACAATAAAGCCAGTAGAAACCGCGCTATCAACGTATTGTTTTGTAGCCGCTTGTAAAGCAGCTGTTGGATTAGCACTTAAAGTAACTGTATTAGCAAAAGCGGCTGCACCGTTAGCTGTAAATGTGCCGGGTATTGCTACGTTACCTTCAAAAGTAGTGTTTAAATCTGTACCAAATGTAACAACCACATTGTTAGTGTCTACACCACCAGTAAATAACTTAACATCGTGAGACTGTGAACCAACAAATAAAGTACCACCATCGTTAAATAAATAACCTGAGTTTGGTGTAAAAAGGGGATATGCGGCATCTGTATAGTTTGAGCTAGAAATGCCCATGTCGATAAATTTATTTACACCATCACCAATGTCGTTATAAGCGACAATATCTGCGGAAGCTAAGGTAGAACCATTTAAGTTTTGTACGTATAGCTGCGCAAAACCGGGCTGATTAGCATAGAACTCGCCTAAAGATGCCGAGAAACTTGTATAAGCGGTAACGTTAGCGCCAACAACTGTAATCGGGCCATTATTTAAAATAGTCTCGCCAGTTACTTGTTCAAACACAGCGCGCTCAGATGGGTAAGTAATAAACACATCTTTTGAACCAGCACTAAAGTTAACTAGCGAGCCAGCAGAAGAAGAGGAGTAAACAGTATCTCGGCTTAGTTGGTCGGGCGCTGTAAACGTACCTATACCAACTTCCCATTCTGATGTGCCTTGTCCAGCAATACAGTAGTACACCGTTGATCCCGTAGGAATAGCGGTGTTAAATGATTGAAACCCAACAACCGCACCTAATAGTGTGGCTGTACCTGTGCTGGTTACACTTGTAACCTCTTTAACGCGGTCTTTTAGTACAAGAGCCATGTCAGGCTCCTATTAAGCGATGCGGATAATAGCTGTTGTGTTCGTAGCAGCTGGGAATTGAACTGTAAAATCACCAGTTGTAGATGTCTTGTCGCTACCAAAATCCAACACGGCTACAGCAGCATTTGATTGACTGTTGTTATAAATCAACGCTCCACGAGCTGTGATTGTTGCCGATGCCCATGTAGTATCTGCGAAGTCAATGTAAGCTGTTGTGCCTGATCCACCGTTAGTTGGCGTTGTAGTAACAGACAGAGTGTTACCGCCAGCAACATAGTTACCACCAGTAGCTACTTCACCTGATGTTGTGTACACGGTTGTGTTGGCATCTAAAGTTGCTGAGTTTGTATACAAAGCAATCTTAAACGTGTTAGCTGAAAAGTTTTGCAAGCCATTCAAGAGTTCAATCTTGAAAGACGTTGGCATGTAGTTACCTGTAAAGGCCATTTTTTACTCCTGTTTATAACTTGTTGTACTGCAAACTGGTTTGTCCAGCGCGATAAGCATCGTTTCTTTCTAAACCATCGCCAAGACGTTTTAATTGACCAATAGCTTCTTGGTATTTTGCTTCAATGTTAGCAATCATATCAGGTTCACCACGCATGTAAATATACGCTTCTCTTAATGCGCCGTAAAGCAATACTGGATCATAATTATCACCAAGCCAGCTGGTACCAGCGGTAACAATAGATTGCGGGTAAAAGAAATAATGAAGCTCAACATTTAAATTAGCACTTGGCGTTGGGCCTAGAATAAAAGCTAACTCTGTTGGGTTTGCAGAACGAGGGCCAAACAAAGCGTAGTATTTTGGTGTACCAGTATCGTTTGGGTTTGGATAAGCCTGGCGAATAAAGTTCACATCCTTATTGAGGAGGTACTCATAGTCACCATTAGCAGCTATCACAGCCATTGAATACACTGCGAGAAAGTCGGTAGGGCAAGCCAAGTATTTATTGTTTGTGGTCACTGTGCCTGTTACGTTTTTACGCAAAGCAGGGATCTGAACACTGTTATAAATACGTTCTTCAGCTTGTTCAACAAACGTAGCAATCTGCTGGGCAGATGTCAAATTACCAGCCGAAGCTGGGAAGTCGTTTTCAGCGTACGCTTGAATCCTAGCGGATAACTCTGTGTAATTCATTAGCCCATTTTTCCACTAGACATTTTGCCTTTGGTAGCCGCGCCCGTACCGCGCATTTGAATCTTGCCGTTTTTGTTAATAGGGCTGTAGTTGCCTTTGCTAATACCGGAAACAGACATATTAACTTGGTCAACACCATTACCTGGTTTAGTAACCACGTCTTTTAGGTTCTTCATCTTTTTACCGTCCATAGTGTGTGGCTCAGCATATACAGAAGCTGGGCCTACTTCTTTCCCGCCTTTTTTCATGCTGTAGGCCATGATTAACCTCGTTTTTGAGCAGCGACTTTAGCTAAGCCACGACCCATAGTTTTCATATCAATATTACGCTTACCGCCGCCTGAGCTCTTAGAGCCTTTACCAGACTGGATAGCTACTGTTGGACCTGAGTCACCTAAATTTTTACCTTTTGTACGGCCTTTTTTAGTGATACCGTCCGCTGCGCTTTTAAATCCCATGATTTACTCCTAATTAGTAATTACTGTTACTGTACCAAGTTGTACACTTGCAATCAAGTTATTTGGCGTTAATTCTGTGTCAAAAAATCTTGATCCACCTACGGGGTTCCAACCCCATTGAAAGATTCTACTACCACCACCCGCATCGCCATTTACATCTACTCCAGATACTTGATAGCTGGTATCAGGTCTAGGATTTCTAACCGCCTGTGGGTCATCTACTGGGTATAAGCCAAGTGATAACTGAGGCTGGTCCGGCTCCCAACATTCATGGCATACAAGAATGTTGACGTTTTTAGTCTTAATAATTAACCTTCTCAGGTCTTTTAGCTTATATCGGAAGTTACATCTATCGCATTGGGCAATAGCGTACTTACCAGAAGCAAAGCGGTTAGGCATAGAAGGTCGTCCTTGGAACGAATCTTATTGGCGCTTTTTCACGGTCTTCTTCTGACGCTAACTGGAACTGCTGCTCATAATCAGCTTTTAGCATGGCAATACGATCAGGAGCCACTTCAGGCTTCTTCATAGCAATGTAATAAGCCAAGCCAGCAACCATACACGGTATAAATCTAAATGGAATATCTTGGTCAGTCACACCTGTACCCGCATCTTGAACGCGGCGTAGGCGCCAATAAACAAACGTATAGTATCCGCCAGCATTAGGGGTTGGCCATACGTTAATAGATGGAGGGTTAGCAGTTAAAACTCCCCTACCAACACCATAAGATGCTGGGGTAGTTCCCTGTTGACCGCGACCTAAGTTAATTAATACACCAGCATTAGGAAAATTAGGAATATCTGTAACAGGAATAATTGTGTTGTAACTAATAATCTCGTCACCAAGTTTAATAAACCCTGCTGCTGGCAATGTTGTTACATTATCTAATACGATTTGGTCACTTGTTGGTGTTGTTGCTGATAAAGTAGCTGCGCCAGAAATGCTTGATTGCCCTGACTGACGATTAATCCACACTTGAATTGGGCGACCTTGGGTCAATTTATTTGGAATAGTTGAATAAGTAGACTCGCTAATACGACTAATATTAATGTCAATCTGATTGGATGAGCTACCGTTATTTTGGCGTATAACTTGGTCTAGCAAATCAATCGTATTGTTGGGTAAAGCGTACATAGCCTGACCCGTATTCATTGTAATCTGGCCCTGTTCTACGGTCCACAAATTAATGCCACGGTTAGCCCACTCTACAGTAAGTAAATTTAATGAACGTCTGGCCGTTTTAAAATCATAGCCAGAACGCAACTCAAGGCCGCAACGCTCAAACGCCTCTTCGATTAAATCGTTGAGGTCTAAATTAAAAGCTGTTGTTCCTGATGTTGTCATATTACTTAACCTTTCGGTACGGCTTTACTTTTTGTTTTACTTTTTGCGGCTGTGGCACGAACTGTTTTCCCTGTGCTTTTCCCGCTCGTTTTGCTTTTGTTGTCGCTGCGTACTCTTGCGGGCTTAGCGCTTTTATCGCTTTTTCCGGCAGGTACCGCTCTCCTGTTTCGGACGACTTTTTCCCCGACTTGGTTGTCCACTTCTGGTCGCCCCACGCTTTCAGGGACTTCTGCGACTTTGCTAGTGCCATAAATTAGCCTCTTTAACCAATTAATCATTTGTACCCACCTCCAGCGGCTTTGTACTTCTTAGCTACAAGCTGGGCTTTACGGGCTGACCATTGGCCGGCTCCAGTACCATGCGTTGCCGCAGCTTTTACCTGAGATACGATACGCTTACGCAGGCTAGGCTTAGTGTAGTTTCCCGCGGCGTTGACTTTACCACCTTCGGCGTACATATCTACGTCTTGGGGATTGTCTTTACGCTTGATAACTTTCTTACCAGGCATTTTGCTTGGATTGATGTCACCCATACCACGAGAAGCTCTCATATTAAGCCCTTGTCTTTCCACGGATTGCACATCCGTCAGCACGTGCAGAAGCCGATTTAACTGAACCGCCGGCTTTGTAGTTAAGTGGCTTAGCTTTTGATTCGCTTCCACCGCCCGCAGCTTCTTCTTTTTGCATCTTCTCTTTAAAGCGTTTAACGTCTTCTTCACGTTTACTGCTTCTTTCAGCTTTAGAAACTTGCCCTTCTCTAAGGTCTGAAATCATTTCCCCAGCCATCATAGCTGCTGGGACGCCTAAAGCGGTTACCCCAGCTTTTTCTAAAAAGTTTCTGGCTTTTTCAGTCATGATTAACAGGCTCCGCCAGACTTCATAGAAATCATTTTGCCTTTTGTATGGCCTTTAGTAACGCAGCCATCAGCACGAGTTACGCCGCCTTTAGCCATCTTGTGCATTGATTTCTCGTGGGCTTTAACTTCTTCTTTAGCCACTTTTTTCATCATTGGTTTGTCTTTTGCAATATCTGAATGTTTCATATTTCCACCTTCTTTAAATAAAGCCATCTTTCCATGGCTGGTTGATTTTTTATTAACACCTTGAAGGTCAGGCCTACTAGTCCCAAACTTCTTGCCTTTATCGGCGGCATTAAACTCTTTAGCAACATCTACTGGAATACCAGCTTTCTTAGCAAACTCAGGGTTGTGAGCTGCTGCTGCCATAAACTTAGCTTGTTTTTTAGTTGTACTAGGCATATTACTTCCAGTGCCCTACTACCCAAGTAATAGCACTGCCAACTACTCCAGCAGCGCCGCCAACGGCTAGCAACATCTTCCAACCGCCCTTTGCTTCTGAAAGGGTCTTGTTGATTTCAATGATAGCTTTTTTAATTTCTTCCATATCTTCAACCATCTTGTCCATGTCCGATTGCAGATGTCTGATTTCAGATGCGTGCGTAGCTAGTTCTCTGGCTTGTTCCATTAAGTCGCTCATACCATTTTACCTTTGGTCTTACCACGTACTTCACATCCACCGCCACGAACCGCCCCGCCTTCTTTGCAATTCCAAGCACGTAATGACTTGTTGATGCGTGAATCTGGGTCGTTAGCTGTCTTAGCTGAAGTTAATTTATTTTTCATGCCTTTCATGCGAGCGCAGAAAGAATCACGGCGTGAGCCACCCTCTGGTTGAGGACGTTTAAGTCCTGGCTTACCGGGGTTAGCTGCATTATAAGAAGCGCGACCTTTGGCATTTAAGCCTCCGGATTCAGACTTACCTTCTTTGCGAGTCCAAGCGGGCGACTTAGCCATAAAATACTGTTACAGTCATACTGGCCGGGGTTGTTGCATAAATACCTGAATCGCAACGAATACCCTCGCCCGGTATCAAAATATTAGCTATAGTGGCATCACCAGCTGGAACTACAAGACTAAACTTAGTAGTACCCCCAGAGCCATCTTTAAGCAAAAGTGTGCCGCCCGCTGCGGGCGCACAAATGACCATACCTTTGATACGAGCTGAACCCGCAAACACAGCTGCATCTGTCTGAGCGGCGTCTATCGCCGTTGACTTTACATCATATTGCATACCCATAATTAAATCCTTTTAGTAAGGGGCCGAAGCCCCTCTTATCTGTTTTATACAGTAATTGTGTTGTAATCTGCAAAGTTAATTGCGGATGGGCTTGAATCTGCTGACGCAACATAAGAATTTGGAACGCCACCAACTTCTGTAAATACGGTTGTTATAGTCATTGTGTAACTATTACCACCTGTGGTCATTACAAGGGTGCCACCAATCTGTAACGCTAATATGGCACTGCGTAGCCCTTCATTAGTTACACCCCTAATATCAATTCTATTACCTTGGAAGCTAATATAAGATAAGTATGTGTAATCTGTATTAAGCGTGTATGTTGTTGGGCCGGGAGGTGGACCGGCATCAAAAGCTTCTACCCAAGCAGAGCCGTTGTACACCTGATAAGTACTAGTTGTACTATTAAAAATCAATAACCCTGCTGATGGGCTTGAGATTGCGTTGCGCTGTGTTGTTGTAATTGGGGTCTCAGTGAACCCATTATTGGACTTTACTGGCCCGCTAAATGTAGTTTGTCCCATGATTTATACCCAAGCAGAGCCGTTGTAATACTTAACTGTAGAGGTTGTGGTGTTAAAAATCATCAAACCCGTAGCAGGTGACGCAATAGCGTTTTGCTGTGTTGTTGTGTAGCTTGGGAGTAAAAAGCCGTTCTGAGATTTAACTGGGCCGCTAAATGTGGTCAATGCCATGATAAATTGTCCTTCATACAAAGTTAAGCTTATTAGTCTTGTATGCGTCTGCCGGGGCAGTCTAATAAGCCGGTTCACCCGGTTTCAGTAATATTACTCTATTTTTTCTTCTTTGCAAGTTTTTTTTGTTTCTTTATTTGCCATTCATCATGGTGGTGTACTCGGTGGCAGTTGGAACACAGAACCACACACTTATCTATTTCTTCCAAAATACGTTTTTTAGTGTGCCCATCGCCTACCAGTTGGTGTACTTTTCTGTTTGATTTCTTCTGTTCTACGTGGTGAAAATCTAGTGCCGCGGAATGGTCGTACCCACATGTTACGCAGCTAAGTTGTTTCTTATAGTTTACAAACCATGTTTTATGCGCTCTTTTCTTTACGTTTATCTTTTGAATAATGTCTTTTTTATTTTTTTCGTAGTTTCTCTTTGAGTAAATTTTTTGTTTTTGACGTCTTATTTCCGGGTCTTTGTACGGCATCTAAACGCTTTCTCCAATACAGGGTATCGTTATAACCCCAAGGGTTTGTTGGTGTAAACATCTTGAACCCCCCTTTTGCAAGGCTGTTGGCTGACGGATGATTATCGCGCGTGTCAGAAACTAACCATTTGTACCCTACTTTTTTTGCTTTTATGGTTCTTACAGCAATAAGTTTTTTCTGTATGCCTTTTCCTCGATATAAAGCAAGAACGCCCGCACGGCACAAATAACCACAATCGCTCCAAGAACTGGACCGTACAAGCCCCGCAAAAGCAACTGGCTTACCTTGGTCATATGCAATCCACCACCAACCCTGTGTTGTATCGTATGGCTGGTCATAGGGCAAACATTTCTTTTGAAGATACGTAAGGGTGGTCGCTATCGCTTTTTTGCTTGGGTCGACATTCCTGATTAGTATCTTCATATAACAATTGTACGTAAATAAATTACATTTTGATGAAAATAAAAAGGGGCCCGAAGGCCCCCTCGTCATGCTAGTGCAGATTAAGCCGCACCAGATGAACCGAACATACCCAATGGATCTGAGTAACCGAATGAATAACGCTCACGAGCTTTGTAACGTACGTTACCAGTGTCGAAGTCGCCATCCATGCCAGTTGCCATAGGTGTACGAACAAAGTGCTTCATACCGTTAGGTACATCAGTAGTCAAATACCAACCGTTGCTATCTGTCAAGAAGTGGTTAACTGTGTAACCTTCAGGGATAGAACCGTTGTTCTTGATTGCGTTGATGTCGTTATCGGCTGTGCCAACACGAAGTTCAGTTTCCAACAAGCGTGTTGCAACGAATTGCAATGCAGGTGGAACGATCAACTTACGTGGCTTAGCAGCGATCAAAAGACCACGCTCATCTGTCCAAGCAGCGATTTGAATAACAGCATTTTCCAATGATGTTTCGTTCAAGTCTGATTGAGTAGATGGTGTGTTGCTGTTTACGCCACCAGAGATCAATGGGTGATCTGTTGCAAACAAAGTCTTGCCGTCGCCACCAGTGTAACCGGCTGTGAAGCCGTTGTTGATAACGTTAGCAGCTTTAACTTGCTTGGTGTAAGCCATTGAACGAGCCAAAGCTTTCGTGTAGCGGCCAGACAAGCTGTCATACAAGTTAAAGCTGCTAACGTTATCAACAA